GCGGCGACGGTGTAGGTCGGGCCGGCCGCACGGTGCCAGACGGCGGCGGTGTCGTCCGACAGGTGGGAAAAAACCGTCGCGTCGAGATCAGCCAGGAGTTCACCGAAGCTCATAGCGCCCTCCTGGCCAGTCTTGCGTCAGGACTTGGGCTTCGGCGCCGGCTTTTCAGCCTTTCCGCTCTTGTCCTGGTCCTCTTCGGTGTTGACGGCGGCGCCCGCCTCAATGGCAGCCTCGCCGATCTTGTCATCCACTTCGCCGACCCAGCCGGCGGGGAGGGTGCGCTTCACACCCTTTCCGCCGGCGACGTCGTAGGTGTAAGCGCGCTTCATCCGCACGTTCATGGCGGCTCTCCTTACAGGGTCAGGCGTTTGAGGATTTGCGGGCGCAGGCAGACCGGCAGGACGTTCGACTCCGTGTGGATGTCGTAGCCCTTGCCGTGGTCCAGCTCCTCGGTCGAAACAAAGACCTTGGACGAAGGATCGGGCGCCTGGTTTGCGTCGTGGATGGTGTCCGGCGGCGCGACGTAACGCTTGAAGTAGGGCGTTCCGAGCGGCACGGCGACGGCCTCGTTCGGCGCGATGGCCGGCCGGGTTTCCAGCTGGCCATTCTCCAGCCGCACGGCGAACTCCTCGTCCACGCGCTCGATGACCACGCCGGCGTGTTCGAAGCCATCCTCCAGCCCGTCACGGTTCGGGTTGCCGTTCGACGTGTAGTATTTGTAGGCGTCGCGAACAGTGTCGTGGCCCACGTATCGACGGAAGAAATTCTCTCCCGCGAGAATGCGAACGCCGGTCATCGGGGCGCCCTTCAAGTCACGACGGATGTCCGACTTCAGGTCGCGCGTCAGATCGGCGACGTCCGTGGTCGGCGTCCCCAGCGCGAACGACCTCGCCGTCCCATCGACCCCGAACGTCTCGTAGAGGTCGAGCAGTTCGTAGCCGTCGGCGTCGAGGATCAAGCCGTTCAGCGCACCCCAATCCAGGTGAGCGTGCGTCTGGTCGTGCTTGCCGCGAAGCTCCAGCAGCTTGGCGTTCAGCACGCCGCCGAAGGTTTCCATCAGACGATCCTCGCCCCAGGCCAGGAGGTTCTGGAAGTCGGCAGGCGTGATCGCATCGCCGAGAGGGAAGTGCGGAATCTGGATCATACGCGTGTCGGGCCGCTTCGACATATTCTTGTTGGTCGGCCCGCCGCGCTCGCGCGAGGGAATGATCGTGAACTCGCCGTCCTTCACGCTGACCTTGACGTAGGTCGTCGGGATCGGCGCATCGACGAACAGGCCCAGCTGCGCGAGACGGCCGGTCTGATAGGGCGGGATGTTGATGGCCTCGGTGAGTTGCGGGTTGGCGAACTCTTCGGCGTTCATCAGGTCTTGAACGGTAGACATGGATTAGACCCCCCGGCGGGCGACAATGCCCGCGGTTTCGAGTTGAGCCAGGGCGGCGGCCTTCTGGCTGTCGGTGATGCCGGCGGGCCAGACCAGGGCCTGGCGGACGACCTCGGCGTGACGCGAAAGCACGACGACGCGAACAGCGTCGGCTGCTGCGGCGTTTGCGGTCTGCAAAGAGATACGCGCAGCGATCTGGGTGCCGTCGGAGGCGCCCGGCGCGAGGGGCTTGTATTTGCCCGAGGCCGTGACCTTGCCCAGGACTTCGCCGACCTCAATGTCGCCCGACCCGGACGCAATCGTGATCTCGTCGCGAGAATAGCGGTTCGGCCCTTCGGTCTTCACGACGTCAGTTTCGGTTTTCAGCACGGCCATGGATCAAGCCTCCTTCTTGATGCCGAAGCGACCGCGCATGTTGTCAGCCAGGCTGAAGCGCTTCGCGGTCGCGCGATTGTGGTGGGGGCGGATTTCTCCACCGAGCGATGCGGAGGCCGTGGCTTCGCCATCGACCAGTTCCTTGCGGACGTCGTCCAGGCTGGTTTCGGCCTGGATGAAGCCCTTCGCCTTTTCCGGCGACCCTGCGAGTTCGCAGAGTTCGATCACGCCGATGGCGTAGGCGAGCGCTTCGGCGCGGGCCTCTGTCGCGTTGGCGGCGGGCGGCTGCGGATCGTCGCCGGTCGGTTCGTTCGCGGCTCGGGCTGGGTCACGGGCGGGCTTTCCGCCGCCCACGGGTTTGGTCGTCATGGTTGCTCCTGACGGTTTTGGGGCTGCGGCGGATGCCGCCTTGGACGCCTGGGGCTTGCCCCAGCCGTTGGCGACCGCGAGCGCTTTGATCTGCTCGGGGACGTTTCGGAATGCTCCCGGCTCGTGCCGGAGCATGGTGAAGGCGCGGGGATCGGGATCGCGCTCCGGGAACTCGATGACTTCGGCGCCCGTGCCGGCGGCGTCGTCGTTGCCGACGCGGTTGGCGTAACCGGCGGCGACCGCGTCCTCGGGCGCGAACCAGACCTCGGCGTGCATGTCCGCCAGAGCCTGTTCGACGGTGCGGCCCGAACGGGCGGCGTAGATGCCGGCGTAGCTCTTCTCCAGCGCCTTCAGGTAGCGCAGCGATGTCTCATGGTCCGCCGAGGTTCCCCACGTCATCGTGGCGGGGTTATGAATCATCAGGATCGATCCCGGCGCCATGACGATCTCTTCACCGGCCATCGCCAGGAGAGATGCGGCCGAGGCTGCGATGCCCTCGATCACAATCGTGACCTTGCCCGCGTGCCGCGCCAGAGCCGCGTGGATTGCGGCGGCCTCGGAGGCGTATCCGCCATCGCTGTTCAGCCGGATCAGGACGTCGGTGTCATGGCCGATTTCCGCCAGCGCGAGGGCGACCTCGGCGGCTGTGAAGCCCGGCTCGTCCCAGTAGAGGACGCCCACGGTGCCGGTCAGCACGATAGTGTTGTTCTCGACGATAACCGCCATCGGCAGCCTCCTAGGTTTGGGTCAGAAAGCCCTGCTCGTCCTCGACAAGCTTTGGGGACGACGCGGTCGTGATGGCTGAGTCTTTGAAGACTAGGCCGAGGCTGGCTTCCCGCTCCTTGTCGGCCGCGATGCGGGAGTCGATCTCTTCCGGGTCGTAACCTTCGGCCTCGATGCTGTCGGCGCGCGAGGTCCATCCCCGGTCCTCTGCGAGCGCCTGAGCCTGACGATCCTTCAGCGGGTCGATCCAGGGCCACGATGGCGGAATCCACTTCGCGGCCGAAACCTCGTCGCGTGCGGCGATCCATTCGGCCGGGCTGATCGGGATGGCGCCCGCCAGCACGGCGGCCTGCATCCAGCGTTGCCAGATCGGCCGGCACATCTGGAACACCAGGGTCATGTGCTGGAACTGGTCCATTCGCCGCCGGAACTCGATTTGTCCGCCGCGTTGGCTCCCGTAGTTCGCCTTCGAAAGGTCGCCACTGACGATGTGATACGGGATGCCGACGGCCGCGCTGATCGAGCAGAGGCTGCGGAACTGGAACGCCTCGTAAGAACCGCCGACATCGGCGGGCTGGCTGAAGGTGACGTCCTCACCTTCCAGCAGCACCTGCATGGTGCCGGGTTGAAGCTCAGCGACAGTCGTCTCGCCGGTCACTTCACCGCCTTCCGAGGCCGCCTCATCCTCCAGCCCGTTCAGCGCAGGTTCGTCCTCACGACGAACCTTCTTGATGAAGCCCGCGAACATCGCGGCGGTGCGCTTCCGGTCCAACTCGGCGTCATCGTATTGGTCGAGCAGATAAAGCCGGATCATGCCGGGCGTGATCGCCGGTTGGCCTCGGATTTGACCAGGACGCAGGGGCCGGTAGAGGTGCAGCACCTCGTGAGCAGGGACCACCGTCCTGTCCAAGCCCTTCCAACTGACAGCGACGTCGCCGGGATGGCTCCGCAGGAAGTGGTACGCGACGCGCTTGCCGATGGCGTTGAACTCGATTCCGGCGCGGACGATGTTCCCGCTCGGCAGGATTTCGTTGTGGGTGAGCGGCAGATGCTCGGCTTCCAACAGCTGAAGCTGCAGCGGCACGCTCAAACCGTCCTGGGGGCGGCGCGGGCGGAACCGGATGAAGCATTCGCCGGCCTCAAACATTGAGCGGGCGGCGAGGGCCTGAAGGCCGTAGAAGTCCGTCAAGCCGTCCGCGTCGCACTCGTCCGTCCACTGGAGGAACGCCTTGACTACGGCCTTTTTCGTGTCCGCCGGCAGGTAAAGGGGGGAGGGCTTGATGCCCGCCCCAACGGCGGCCGTGACGAACGCTTCCTGCGCGTTCGCGGCGTATGCATTTTCTCGGCAGAGCTGCCGCGCACGGGCGCGCAGCTTGTCGCCGCCCGAGGTCAGCAGCGAGTTGATGTTGCGGCGCTCTGCTACCCAGCCTCGGAGGCGCCGGCCCATGCGGCTGGCGTCAAAGCCGAACGCCTTGGCGCGCTGACGGCGTGGCGGCTGCGAGATCGCCTTTCGGCCCGTCGCGCGATTGCCGAGGAGCCAGCGCATCAATAGCCCTTGGTGCTGTAGGTGCGGACCTGGCGAACCATCCGCCCCCCGGTCAGCAGGCCGAGTTCGGCCCGGATTTCGTCGCGGCGGCGGCGGACCTCGGACAGATCATACTGCTTCGATCGATCCCCGCCCTGCACACGGACGACGCCAGCCGACAGCACCGTGTTGAGGCGGGCGAGTTCACCTTCCAAGGTTTCTCTGGTCGATTCGGCCATGGATCACACCCTGGTCATGTAGCTGCTCGTGACGACGCGCCGCTGTGGCGCAGTGCGGCGTCGGCGTTCGGGCGCAGAGGTTGCGGAGAGCGAGCCGTCGTCGGCGTCGTCGGCGATGGGCTGCGGTTCTGGTGGCGGCAGGTTCGCGATCTGGCCCGCCAGCGCGTTCAGTTTGCCGCCCTTCGCCATCCAGCCGGCGAGCGCCGCATAGGCATAGACCCGACAGTCCAGGCCCTCGTTCGCCCGGCCGGGGATCGGCTCCCAGAACCTGATCTTGCGTCCGCCGATGACCTTCACGCCTACACGCTCAGCCGTCAGCTGGTGGAACCAGCCAATGTCGCGGTCATGCGGGTAGTGCATGTACCCGGGGCCGGGTTGTTCGACCTGAAGCTGAGACGCGATCAGGTCTTTCGCGGCCTGGGTGCCGATGATGTAGGGGCGGAACTTCTCGCGGTTCTTTGCGGTCGGGCGCTTGGCTGGCCAGATCGGAGACTTCTGGCCCGGACGGTCACTGGCGCCCTTGATGGCCCAAACCTGCCTCGCCAGACGGTCGATTGAGAAGCGATAGACCGCCTCGGTGTGATGTCCGCCCGAGTCGTGGCAAGCGGCGGCGATGGTGAATGGCCGGCCGTCAGCCCTGTGAAACCGACGTTTCAGATAGTCGTCCAGCAGCTTCTGGGTGTGCGGGTCGCGAAAGGCGCCGGGGATAACCTCGTAGTCGATGGACCAACTCTCAAGGTCGCGGCCCCAGCCGACGACTTCGATCTCGATGCGGTCGTCCTGCGTATCGATCCCTGCCGTGAGGATGGCGACGCCGTCGGGGACTTCACCTTCGGCCCAAGTCTCGCGCCGTGTGGCCAGTGCCTCGGCCTGGACCACCTTCCCAGCGTTCCTGCGGTAAGCCAGCCCCTGCTGCGTGTTCCACCACGTCTGGAGTAGATCCTCGTCGCCCTGCGCCTCGATCCACTTCGCCGCGATCTTCGCAGGCCGGTCCCGAGGCCACGGGCTGTAGAGTTTACCGGCCTGGAACCCGGCGTGGCTGTTGTCGACGCCCCACACCCCGCATGTCCGGCACTTGGCGCGATAGACGGCGTAGCGATCCGACGCCCACCAATCCCAGACTTGCTCGACGGGATGCTCGACGCTTTCCTTCGTCGCGCGGGCATACGATTCAATCGGGTCCTGCCGCTCGTCGCAGCACACGAACGGGCGCGTCTGATGCCACCGGATCGTCTGAAGCGCGTGAAGCCGCTCGGCTTCGGACCACCCGACGCCGCACTCCTGACAGAACACCTGAGCTTTTTCGGTGCGGTGTTCGCGCGGGAGGCCGGGCGCTTCGGTCTTGGGCCACTGAACCGACGACCAGTCCAGGAACTGTCGATAGGCGCAATGCGGACACTCGACCGATGCGCGCCGTTTGTCCGAAGCCTCGTAGCTGCGCTCGATCCGGCTTTCGCCCGAGTAGGTGGGTGAGCAGACGCGAATGCTGAGACCGCGCGTCCCCGCCGTGGCCAGGCGCTCGTCGCCGATAGTGATCGGGTCGCCCTCTTTGAGGGGCAGATACTTGTCGACCTCGTCATAGAGGACGAGGCGAATCGGCCGGCTGGCCAGGTTCGTGGGCGAACCCGCCCCGACGAGTGCGAGGTAGCCGCCTGGAAACCCCTTGTAGACCAGCGTCGAATCCGACCGGCGGGTGCGGCTATCGCCGACAAGGCCGCGCAGGACGGGCGTCGCTTGGATAAGGGGGCCGATCCGTTCTTTCGAGAACTGCTCGGCCGCCTCTTCCTTGGGCTGGACCATCAAGATCGGGCAGGGATCAAGGTGGGCGAAATAGCCGAAGGTGTTTTCCAGCAGCGAGGTCTTCAACAGCTGGGTCGCGACCATCGCCGTGATGATCTCGACGCCCGGCTCGGTGACGCCGAGCATAGGTCCGCGCGCGATCTCGACCTGTTTAGTCCTCCACTTCCCCCGACTGTTCCCCGCCTGCTTGGCGTGCTTGCGAAACTCGTCCGCCCAATCCGGCACGCTCATCCTCGGAGGCGGCGTGAACCCGCGACGCGAAGCCAGCGCCAGGCGAGCCAGCTTCTCGGAACGGGTTTTCGGGTTCGCCCATTTCGGCAAGCTGCTGGTGGACATGGACCGTCAGTGCCTCCACCAACTTCTCCGGCTCGATCCCCAACTCAGCGGCCATGATCGGGCCGACGCGGTCGGCGAAGCCCATCCAGATGTCGCGCGCCGCGCGAGACGCTTCGAAAAGCGCCGTCTCGGCGTCGGCGATATCGCAGAGTTCGTTGGCCTTCACGCGGGCGTCCAAGAGGTGCTTGAGCGCCAGCGCATTCTGTTTGACGGTTTCGGCCTCGACGGCGTTGGAATAGCCGCCGGCCGCGATGACGGCGACGAACCGCTGAAGACCCGGCAGGTTGGCGAACTCGTCACCGACGTCGGAAGCGAGGTCGCTGATTTCCTGAGCGAGGCCGGTTGACGCCGTTGCCGTGCCTGACGGTTGACGGTTGACGATTGGCTGTGCGGTTGACGGTCTGGTTGACGCTTCCGCGAAACGCCCCAGGCCGTGGTGCAGCATCAGCCGATCAGACGCCTCGACGTCGATCTTGCCGTCCACGATCTTCAACGCCCCCTTGGCTTTCCACTTGGAAACAGCCTGCTTGGTCGCGCCGTGCATTTCGCCGAAAACCGACATGCTCACGAGGGGCATCGTCAACCTCCGTCAACCGTCAACCGGATTTCGGGATCATAGCTAGAGGAAAAACGCGCCCAGCCCGACCGTATTACACCCCACCCCCTCGGGAAGGACCCAGGTGCGAGGCGGTCGCAGGTTGAGGGGCGGGCGGCTGGCCATCGCTGCCTCCTGATCGATCCGGGAATGACCGCCATGCCGGGTTAAGTGAACGGCTAGGCCGCCCCGCACCCCCGGTTTGACGCCATGGACGAACGGCTATCCCGAGCCGTCGTCAGCGCTGGTCGGTCGAGATGAACGTCCCTTGTCCCGGTGCTGGACGACGCAAAGTGCGGTGCGGGCTGTGGCGATGTCAGGGCGCGGCTCTTCTCCGTGAGAAAGCGCGTCGCCTATGGGCTTGACGCTTCTCCGGGTGGCGCTTGCCGGGACGCATCCACGACAACCTATTAGAACGGCATATGCCTTCACGCCATCGACCGCGCCACGCTAAGAGCGTGACATTGAACCTCTTGTGTCACGGTTCGCAAGGAGCCGCAACACCTTGTGGTCATGCAGCCTGATCGAAATCTTCAACCTCGTCTCCATCCAGATCGCCGGACAGCACCAGGTCCATCCGACCCTGATGGTCTGTCTTCAACAGCCGCTCCAACGCCGTCAGGCCGAACCCGACCGACCTGTTCATTGACCCAACCAGCGGCTTGGGGGGCAAGTAGCGATGCGACGACGTCTGATCGAACTCGCCCGCGCACTGCCGGGCCATCAACTGATAGACGATAGCCGCCAGCCGCTCCTTGCTCAGGCGCGTCTCCACGATCTTGGTCAGGCCGTCGATGCTGTAGAGCTGGTCGTAGTCGTTCCGTGGCCCCAGCCCAACGAACAAGTATCCAGGAAACAACGGTCTCTCGACCTCCTCGGCTGGCCCCTTCTTTACCGGCCGCTTGATGCGCTCCATCGGGCAGTAGACTGTGAAACCCTCATCGCGCAGGGTGATGGCCGCTCGCCGGCCGCCTTGGGTGACTTGTGCGATGTGCCAGGTGAGACTCATGCGGCGGCTCCGTGCTGGCGGTGTTCGTGGTTCTGGTTATGCGGGGCAGGCAGGATCGCACCTTCGGCTTCCAGCTTGGCGCGCATCGACGCGCTCATGTGGCTGCCGGCGGGCAGGGGCGCCGAGGGTGTGGGCTTCCGCGCCGCCTTGCGTGCCGCCAGGGCCTTGGCGGTCGGCGTCTCCGACAGCGCCGCCAGCGTTTCCGCCACCATGGCCCTGACCTCGTCGGGCGAATGCTTGACCACCGGCTCGGACGGTTTCTGTTCCGTCGCCTGCGACTGGACCACCGCCGCGCGGGCGCGAGTGTAGGCGCGGGTCCAGCGCCCCGGCGAGGTGGACTGACGAGCCAGATCGGCGAGGCGTCCGGGCTTGGGCAGGAACTCCGACTTCGGGTCCGCGACATGCGCTTTCATGCCGGACTCGATCTGCGCGGGCGTCAGACCACCGAGCGCATCGAAATAGTCGCCCCAGAACGCCGCAGTCTCGCCAGTGTCCCTCTCAGGCTGCGGATAGGTGGCGAACCGGCTGCCTATGATGTCGCGAATCTCGGCCTCGGTCGCCGGCCTCAGGGCCGCCATGCGAAGGGCCGGCATCGCCATCGCCGCCTCGGCCCTCAGGATGTCGCTTTTGGCGATGACGTCGATGGCCTTGGCGTCAATAGTTTCGTCGAGCAGCCACGAGGCCAATGGCTTGCTCAGCGCCGGCGAAGTGACGGTCGAGGTTGGCCCGTTTTGCGGACAGCTTAGCGCTCGGGCGGTGTTCATCGGCTTGGCTTGCATGGGTCTGGGCTTCCGGGATCGAGAGGGCGGCTCGGTTGTCGGCGATGGATTGGGCGATGGCGGCGTCGAAGAACTTCCACGTCCCGATGGCTCGGCGTTGCTTGCGGGCCAGCGTCACGACCACCGGCACGACGTCGTTCTGCCAGGACGCCCCGTCTCGGCGCCAGGCAAGGAGCCGGCCCAGCGTGGTCGCGAGACCGGGCTGCCGGGAGGGGTCGAGGTGAACCGTCCTGGCCTCGGCGACCAGCAGCGCGGCGTGGCGGCGCGTGTCGCCGTCGGGCCAGTCGTCGCATTCGGGCGGTGTGGTTGTCGTCTGAACCACCGTCACCGCCTGCGCGTTCGTCTCCGCTCGCGCGTCAACAACAGCGAGTGATGGTTCTAGTGACGGTTCGAACGTAGTGAGGGTGGCACGAGGTGCAGTCTGTACCGGCACCTCGTGCAGTCTGTCGTCGTCACAGCCTGCATCTGGTGCAGTCTGCTCGGTTCGGCATCTCCTGCCGCCTGCACGAGGTGCAGTCCGTCCTTCACCACCGTTGGGGAAAAGGGTGAACAGGTCGGATGTCTGCGTGCCGTTCTTGCGGCGCCGCGTGGCCTTCTCGATGGCCCGGACGCTGATCAGCAGTTGAATGGCGTTGCGCACTGCACGGTCGCTCAACCCCGTCTCGGCGACGATACGCTTCACAGGCGGGAAGCACTGCGCGTTCTCGTCCGCATAGTTGGCAAGGGCCAGCAGAACCAGCTTGGTCGTGGGGCTGGGCGCCGGGTAGGCGAAGGCCATGGCGATGCACTGGACGCTCATCTCACCCTCGCAAAGGCCATGATCACGTCGCACCACGCGCGGCGCGTCTCGTAGGCGCGGATCGACGCGATGACCGTCGTATGATCCCGGCCGCCGAAGAAGGCGCCGATATGTGGGAATGACATGTCCGTCGCTTCACGCAGGGCTGCCATGGCCTCTTGCCGGGGCCAGGCATAGGCTCGCGTGTGTCGTTTGGACCGTAAGTCAGAGACGGTTCGTCCATAACGGGCCGCAACCTCATCGACGATTGCCATGGTGTGGGCGCGCGGCGTGGCCATCGGATTGGGAGAGGATGTTCTGCACCAACCCTTCCGCCAGGCTCGGGAGATGATCGCGGACTTGGTTGCGCCTGGAATCATCCCAGCCACAACCGAGGCTGGACGCCCGCCAGCCACAAACTCCCTAAGGACTATCTCGTCCAACTCTGGCGTCCATGTCACTGTCGCGTAGCGCTGCAGGACGCGGTTCTTCAGCCCCAGCCGCCGAACCATCGTCTGCAGCCCGCCCGGCGTCATGTCGAACCGGGCGACCAGCGTCTCTATCGGCGTCCCATTCCGCCATTCGACCGCAAACGCAGCCTCCTTCTCCGCCAGTTTCTCCCGGTGTGTCTTCGGTTTGGTCAGCGGGATCACGCGCGCGGGAGTGACGCAGGACGCTTCAGAACCGACCAGCACCACACGGATATCCGCCTCGCACCGACCCGTGGCCTTGGCGATCTGGGCCGGCGTGGCGCGCTCGCCCAGCCGGGATCGGACGCGATCTATCTCGGCAAAGTCCAGACCGCCCCGCCGCGATGTGGCGAACGATCCGGCGCCGCTCTGGGCGGCCGAGGCGTAGATGCTGCGGGCCATGGGCGGTCAGACCTCGCCCAGGGCGGACATATACAGGTCCAGGATCGCGTCCTCTTCCTGACGCTTGGCCTTATCCTGCTTGCGCGCGCGGATCACCTTGCGCAGCGTCTTGACGTCGTAACCTTCGCCCTTGGCCTCGGCGAAGACCTCCTTCATGTCGGTCATGACGGCCTGCTTGTCCTCTCCGAGGCGCTCCAGCCGCTCGATGATGGTGCGCAGGCGGCCGGCCGAGGTGCTGGTCAGGATGTCGGATTGCGGTTCTGAAGGGCTGTCGGTCATGTTGGACTCCGGTTGATCGGCCCGCGAAGGGCCGCATGGGTGAAATCCCGCCGCGCCCGGCGCTCCGATCCGACCGCCCGGTCCGCCCCTCGGGCGGCGGCGGCGCGTTCGCGCATCTGGGACTGGCGGTGAAAGGCGGCGAAGGCGTCGTCGACGGCCGGCATCGGCAAGGGCGCGTCGAACAGATCGGCGTCCCTGACCGGCTCGCGAAAGCAGCCGCAATTCCGGCAACGCGCCCAAGGCATCAGATCAGCCTCTTCCGGTTCAGGACCAGCAACAGGCCGTCGTGCAGGATGGAGAGACAGGTCCCCATCATTCGCGACCCTTCGACGGGTAAAGGCCGATATAGACGGCCGCCCCACACACAGACCTGCGCAGATTTCGATACACAGGCCGGTCGAGGGCGAACAGTACGGCGGTGTAGGCTGACAGCGATGCCCAGTACCGACGGGAGGGCATCACGCGACCACCCTGAGTGTGGGCCGCAGCGCCATCGTCTCGTCGAACTGGCGCTGCGCTGCCGCCAGGTTCTCGCGCGCCGCGTCTCGCACGGCCTCGATCTCCTGCGGTTCCAGAACCCCGTCGGCCTTGGCGGCGTGGACGACCGACAGGGCGTGCGACGCGGCGGCCGTGCTGGCGACCGACGCCGCCAGGGCTCCCGTGCCAGCCTCGCCGTCGACGCGCCGCGCGTACGCCGCGAACACGATGGAATGGCCCACCACCTGTTCCAGCTTGAACACCTGCGCCCACGTCGGCAGGTCGCCCGTTCCCGTGCTGATCAGCTGACCGATCCGCTGTCGACTGACGCCGAGGAACGTCGCCGCCGCCTCCTGTGTGCCGACAGCATCGACTAGCTGTCCGAACAGGGCCTTCAACTCGCTGGGTTCGAAGTTCTGCATTGCGTTGTTCCGGGTTGGCGCAAGGTGACGCTTGATGGACGGGGGCGTAGGACGGTCAGGCCGCATCGGGCGGCGGGAGGTCTGCGGTTTGGTCGTTGGCGGGAACAGGGGTCGGATGAGGCGTGATCAGGACCGATCCGTCGTCCTGGCGTTGGACGAAGCCGGCCGGACAGGTCGCGGTGCGGCAGGAGCCGATCAGCACGGGAAAGGCGGCGCCCAGCAGGAAGCGCGCTTGATCGCGGGTCATGGGGAAACCCCGCCGGGCGTCAGGGGGGAGGCGGGATGCCGCCCGGCGGGGACCACCGCGCGAGGGCTCCGCAGCCCGCGCGATGACAGGTCGGCGGCCATCTATGCCGCCTCCGACGTGGGGGATTCGTCGCTGGAGCCGAGAAGTTCGGCGCACACCGACGACGCTGGCACCGCGCCTTCGGACCACCGCTCAATTTTTAGGGCCAGTCGAAGAGACGCATCGCGCTTGCCGTTCTCGATCTCGCTCAACCAGCCCTTACTCGTCGGGGCGAGACCGAGGGCGACGGCTGTCTGCTCAAGCGACAATCCGAGGGCTTTGCGGTGTTGAGCGAAATCCATACCGTATATTCACCTCAAGTGAACATTTGGTCAAGCGGCGATTTTCACTTGCCGGTTACAGACGTGGAAACATTGTGTTCGCATGATGTGAACATGGCGGCGCACGAAAAACCCCTTTGGTATTTGCAGGAATGGTTCGCCACTTCCGGGCGCAAACAGCGAGACCTCGTCACGGGGCTCGATTGGCTTCCCGCGAAGGCGAACAAGGTCTGGCACGGGGTCCAAGAGCCGCGGACTTCCGAAATCCACGAGATCGCAGCATTTTTGAACATCGCGCCGCACGAGCTGCTGATGCCGCCTGAAGAGGCCATGAAGCTTCGGCGGGTTCAGAGCGTGCTAAGCGAGGTCGCGGCACCTGTGCAGCCCGTCCAGAGCGTCGTCGAAGCGACCACCGATGCGCAGCGTAGGCGCAAGGCTGGCTAAAAGCCTTGTAGGTCTGGAGAGACGTCCGCTAGTGGCATAGCCTTGTCCTCGACTAATTCGCGTGCGAGTCTTGGAAGCGCGATGGCAGAGCAATCCTCAAATGCGCCCAAGGGGCACGGATGGATTTCCGGTCTGATCGTCATGGTCGCCGTCGCGGTGGCATATGTGGGATTCGCTCGCGTCTCAGTCGGCTGGACGCTCCTGATAGCCACCGGCATTCTGATCGGATTGGTTCTATTCCTTTGGCGAGCCGGCGTACGCAAACAGCGGGGAGGGTGAAGCGGGAGGGAGAGGTTCGAGCACTCTCGTGACTCTGTGTGACCCCTTCACTGGAAGCCAGACTGAGCCGTCGTAGGTCTCGCGATACTTGACTTCGATCCTCATGCGGATGCCTTCCGCGAGTGGTATCGGAAGCGTCTTCGCGGAGATGGCTTCCAGGAAGGCTTTGTCGTCCATCCGCGCGCTGAATTCGAGGCCATCTCGCACAAAGACCCAACGTCGCTGCGCGTCAACCAGTACGGGCCTTATGAGGATGACGTCCCAAACGACCGTTCGGGGCTCGGAGGCGGGCTGGTCATCCGCATTTTCCGGAGCGCCGGACCATAGACCGCTACGGGCTGCAAAATCCTCGCGAGGAATGCTGTAGTAAGCCGTTCGGTCCGGTCGCAGAACATCGACACTTTCGATGGCCGGCTCGTCGTGGAGTATTCCAAAGAACCGGTTCTGCTGGCGCTGCAACTCTACCGACTCCCGGAGAAGATCCCTCTGCTCCTCGAAAACCGCCATCTGGTCGTCGGGAATTCGAGGATCCGCCTCCATGATGCCGGCGACGGTGACGCCGATGACACTGGCGCCGATCACCCCAGCCAGGCCGATGGCCGCCTTACTGACGAGCGGATACTCGGATGCCCCATCCTTTATCTGACCGGCGAAGGTCTCCAGCCTAGTCAGCGAGAGCTTGAAGATGTCGCTTCCATGCTCAACGCCGGTCAGGCCGACCAGCAGGCTACCCTCTGGATCGATGATCGCGCCCGCCGTCTTCAGCAGGTCGATCCATGCGAGGAGCGCATTGGCGACGTTCTCCGCATCCGGCGTTCGCCCGTCAGCGATCTCCAGCCTAAGAATGATATCCGTGCCTGCCACCAGCCCCTCCCCAGGTGCGAACCATCTATTTCGCAACGCTAGCGGGAGTCAAAACGGCGCCCCTTATGAAGCCGCCGTTTTTCGTTTTAGGCCGTGAACTTACGCTGCATCCGCCTCCGGCGGCACGTCACCGACGGTAGCGAGTAGCTCGACCTCGCTCCAGACGTCGCCGTCCTCGCGGCACTCGATCTTGAAGAACACCATCCCGTCGACGCGATCCATCATGGATCGGCCGCGCTTGAAGACGGTGTCCTCGTCGTCGCACTCGACGATGTCTCGCGGCTCCAACTGGCCTTTCTGCCGGCGGAACGGAGCGACGCAGTACCGATGACCCTTCTTCATGGCTCGTCCAATCGTTAACGCCCGACTGATTCCCGTCAGGTGAACGAGAGTCCATACCCCTTACGTCAGAAACGGTCGGGCATTCACTATGAGTGAACTTTTCACTTGACGTGAATATTCATCTCAGGTGACTATCCGTAATCAACGGAGACCGTCATGTCCCTTCGCGCCGCCACTGCTGAGATTATCCCGTTTCGCCGCCCGGCCCATGCCGAGAGCCTGATCAAATACACTGCGCGCCTGGCTTGGCTGGATCGCCAAGGCGAGCAGCACGTCGAGCGTTTCGCCGCCTGGACGGAGCGCGCAGCGACGTGCGCCGCTTGGAAGCGTGCTCGGTCTCTGCGCCTGTCTGGCGAGGCGCTGACCTTCCGCACTCAGCACACTGAGCAGGCCTACGCCTGATGCTGAACTTCAACATCGCCACCGTTGGAACGCCGAAGCGGGATATTGACCTGTTCGGGCCGACCACCGTCCGCATCGACCGGCGGCGCAGCGACGAAATCGCCGGCGTCCCGGTTCTCTACCTGTCCGCCTATGTCGCCGATGACGACGCGTTCGCTCAGAAGGTGATCGCCGCTCTCGCCTGGGTGATGGACGGAACCGTTTCCGTGGCAAGGGCCGGGGACGTGCCGAACAAGCCGTCTCCGGAAGCCACGGCTCAGCCCGTCAATGACGCGGCGCCGTGCACCTATTCCATGCCGGCGTTCGTCGAAGACGTGGACTTCTCTGAGCGGCTGTTCCTGCCGGATGATCTTCAGTCCGCAGACTGGAAAGGGTGGAGTAGGGCCGTGCTGAGCCGGATCGCCCTGGCGACCACTGCGAGCCAGCTTGCGGACCTGACCACCGCCAACACGAACGGATTGAAGTGGTGTCCGACCAACCACCGCGCGGAAATCGGGCGAGCGTTAAGCGACGCCTACCAGATCACCCATGACCAGGCGGCGGCCGCATGATCCGCCCGGCGAACGACCGAACCATTGGCGCCGAGGAAGCACGCCTGCTGACCACCGTTCAGCCGGGGGCGCTGCTAGCGCGCGCGGCCTTTGCTGGCAGACCCTTCCATATTGAGGATGAAAAGCGTCCCGCCGGTCAGGACCGCACCCTTTTCCCTGAGGGCCTGGTCCTCGGCATGATCAAGAGCGGCCTGCTCTACGCCACCCAGCAAACCGAGCCGTGGGTCGAGCGTCGTCTGCCGGCGCGGCCCTTCACCGTTCGGCTGACGAGGGACGGCGAGCAGGAGCGCGTGCGCCTGCTTCGTGGCCTGACGTCACGGGACGCAGCGTGATGGGTCGTCCTCTCTGGCAGATCGACGCGGACCTTCGGCGGCTCCAGGCCGAGAGAAAGGCGGCGCGACCCCGCACCTTCAAACCGGGCATGCGGCTGCGGTCGTTCAAGCCCGAGGCGAAGGGCCAGCGCGACCCGCGCCAGGTTGACCCCGGTTTCATGGCCTGGCTGCACGTCGACACCGACTGCATCGCCTGCCTGATCGAAGGCCGCCCGGCCCAACCCGGCCCTATCGAGGCCGCTCACCAGAAACTGGCCATCGCCTCCAGGGGCTGGCGCGAGGGTGGCCTTGGTCCGCGCATCCACGACCACCGTTGCGTGCCTCTGTGCGCCTGGCACCACCGCCTCGCGCCGAACAGCTGCGACACCGGCGGTCAGCGCAAGTTCTGGGATCGCCTCGGCCTTGGCGACGGGATCGCCGACCTCTGCCACGACCTCCACGGCGCCTACACCACCGACGAGCCAGCCATGCCGATCATCCATGCCTATGCCTCCAACAGGGAGGGCTAGAGGATGGGCGTGACGGTTCACCATGGCGACAGCCGTGAGGTGCTGAAGGGCTTTTCGGACGCGTCGATCGACAGCGTCGTCTGCGATCCGCCCTATGCTCTAATCAGCGTGCTTCAACGCTTCGGCAAGTCGCCGCGCAGCGAGGCCACAGAGAACACCGCAAACCCCTATGGTCGCACCGGCCGGGGCTTCATGGGCCAGCGCTGGGACACGGGCGAGACCGCGTTCGATCCGGCGTTCTGGGTCGAGGTCAAACGTGTGCTTAAGCCAGGCGGTCACCTGGTCGCGTTCAGCGGCACCCGGACCTATCACCGTCTCGCCTGCGCTATCGAAGACTCTGGGTTCGAGATGCGCGACATGATCGCGTGGCTGTATGGGTCAGGCTTTCCCAAGTCGCACAACGTCGGAAAGAAGACGGCGCGAGCTGAAGATATGGGTTGGGGCACCGCCCTTAAGCCAGCCATCGAGCCTATCGTTCTCGCGCGCAAGCCGTTGGCGGGCACCGTTGCCGCGAACGTCCTGGCCCATGGGACCGGCGCGCTGAACATCGACGCGAGCCGCATTGGCTACGACCCGAACGACACCAACCCAGCGACCAACCCTCTTCACCGCAAGCAGGCTGGATACGCGAACGGCAACGCCGCCGATCATGGCTCATCGTCCTATTCATTGAAGGACGGCTCTGGGGAGCGAAACCCGAACGCCGGAGGCCGTTGGCCCGCCAACGTCATCCACGACGGCTCGGATGAGGTGGTCGATGCCTTTCCAGACACGTCGTCAGGGGCCTGGAACGGGCAAAGATCGACGCCGAAGACCAAGGGCGTCTACGGAACGTTTGAGGGCACCACTGAATCGCCTCGTGATGGCAGTTCCGGTTCGGCCGCCCGCTTCTTCTACAGCTCCAAGGCCGATGCCGTCGACCGCTGCGGCTCGAAGCACCCGACCGTCAAACCCATCGACCTGATGGCCTACCTCTGCCGGCTGGTGACCCCGCCCGGCGGCACGGTGCTGGATCCGTTCGCCGGGTCGGGCTCCACGGGCATGGCCTGCCTGCGCGAGGGCTTCGACTGCGTCCTGATCGAGCGTGAGGCCCAATACGTCGAGGACATTCACCGGCGCCTGAAGCACGTCGAAGGCGCGGACACCCCGCTCTTCTCGACCGATGCCGCGCCTCAACTTTTTGGAGACGCCGCCTGATGTCTGACCAGACCATCACATCGCTTCTCAACGCCGCCGCCGATCTGTTGGCCCAACCCGGCGCTTGGACGCAGGGCGCTTACGCGAGGGACATGTTTGGTTCCGACGTGGGCTCTCAATGGTCCGATGATGCAGTTTGCTTCTGCGTCATGGGAGCCCTGAACCAAGTTCGAGAAGCGCAGCATGACGCTGTGATCCTCGGCTCACTCTCGCATGCCATCCGCGCTGTTAACGGCGGCTATCCGATTGCCGAATGGAACGACGCTCCCGGTCGCACCCAAGCCGAAGTTGTCGCCGCTCTGCGCGCTGCTGCCTCCAATCAGGGAGCCGCCTGATGTCTGACCAGACCATCACATCGCTGATCGAGAAGCTGGAAGGGGCTGCATGATGTCGCGCCGATACCACTTCACCACATGCCTGTCGTTCGGAACCGATGGCGAGGCTGACTACTGCGAGATCGACGCGACGATCAGCTACGTCGTTCGGGCCGGTCGCCCTGAGACGCCGCCTGCTTACGACCACGGCGGACTGCCCGCTGAAGATCCTGAGATCGACGACATTCGTGTCGAGAAGATCGACGGAAAGCCTGCTGTGACGGGCGATGCAATCACCCGCGCGGCGATCCTGGCTGAGTTCGAATGCGGACGCCACGACGACGATCTGCTGGCCCATGCCGGTGAAGTTGATTGGGCCGATGCCGACTCCTTTGCGGAGGCCCGCGTCTGATGGGGGAGATCACCGCAATCGAATGGTGCGATCACACGTTCAACCCGTGGATCGGCTGCACCAAGGTCAGCCCGGCTTGCGACAACGGACAGCGCAAGTTCTGGGATCGCCTCGGCCTGGGCGACGACATCGCCGACTTCGCCGCCGCTCTGTACGCGGCTTTCAAAAACGGCGCGCCTGCACTGCCGGTCATCCAGCAGTTCGCCCGCCTCACAGATGGAGGCCGCTGAACCATGCATCAGATAAATCAAACCCGCTTGGCCCAAATCACCGCACTCCATGCGGGCGGACATGGGCCAAACGACGCGCAGATGTGCGCTATGGAAGCCGTGGCCTTCGTCGCTGGCGAGCCGTGGTCAGATCATCCGCAATGCGCATCGCCGGTCATAGGCGCGTTCATGCGCGCCTGGAATGATGGCCTGCCTGATGCCGAGCGCACCAGCCTTCTATTGCCTTTGATCCCGCGACTTGTAGGGACGCGCGGCTCAGACGCTCTGGAAGAGCGCCGCTCCTTGATGGCCGCCGACTGGCTGGTACGTGAACACACGCCTGCATGGCTGCGTCTCGCAGGACTGACACCACGGGCGGACGCCCTACCCACCCTGCCAGCTATCACTTCAAAGGCGCAGGTTCCGTCCATCCGTGGCCCAATCGAGGCGGGGCGAACTGACGCAGCCGCGGCGTGGGACGCTGCTGGGGCCGCTGCTTGGGACGCTGCTGGGGCCGCTGCTGGGGCCGCTGCTGGGGCCGCTGCTGGGGCCGCTGCTGGGGCCGCTGCTGGGTCCGCTGCTGGGGCCGCTGCTGGGGCCGCTGCTCGGGCCGCTGCTCGGGACGCTGCTGGGGCCGCTGCTTGGGACGCTGCTCGGGACGCTGCTGGGGCCGCTGCTTGGGACGCTGCTTGGGACGCTGCTGGGGCCGCTGCTTGGGCCGCTGCTCGGGACGCTCTGCGGGATACGAAGGTCGCCCTTCAGCAGTCTGCGCTCCGACTCATAGAGCGGATGATTGATGCGGAAGAAGCCGCCATCTCTCGCGCCAATGGTGCAGACCAATGAGCGGGCTCATTCAATCGCTTGAAGCGGCAGAGGGTGGGTCTGCTCGTCAGATCATCGCTGTGATCGCGGACATCGCCAACATCGTGGGCTGGCAGGCTGGCGAAGCTGGCGCCGACATCGCGGGCGGCATCGTGTCGTGGCTTGCCGCCAACCCTGACCATATCGACACCTTCCTGACCCACGGCGGAGAAATGATGATCGACGGCACGATCAAGCCGGAGGCTGGCCTGCTTACGTGGCGGGCTGTCAGCGGCGAGATCATGAACCGCGATCTCTACCAGCAACGCATCGCAGAGCGCCGCGCCCAATCGGAGGCCCGCGTCTGATGGGGGAGAAGCAGGGACATACGCCCGCAAAGTTCCGCGACGATCTGCTGAAGATCATGCCGGGCTATCAGTGGACGGTTCACCGCCCGATGCTCAAGGACGGCTCATATCTGGAAGCGACAGGCATCCAGTCGAGCGGATTTAACCGTCTGTCTACCCTGTCGGTCATCAGGACGGATCGCGCTGGCGTCGTGGCCTATGAGGCCAAATCCGCAGGCTTCGGAACGCGCGCCAAGTGGCTACACCGGAATAGCGACGGCACCTTGGCGCGGGCGCTCCGTGGCCTTCAGGATCACTACGAGGCGGTGTCCAACACCTACCGCGCCCATGCTGCTGCGCTGAAGACCGGACGCATTGACCCGAGCCCCACCGGAGAAGACAGCCCCGCAAATGAGGGGGAGGGGAATGCGTAAACCTCTCGCTGTCGATCTGTTCTGCGGCCTGGGTGGCTGGACCGAGGGCCTGATGTCCGAGGGCTGGCATTGCCGTGGCTACGACATCGAAGCTCACGAATACGGCGACGAGCGCTATCCCGGTGAGTTCGTATTGGCTGATGTGATGGCCCTGACCGGCGCCGACGTGGCGGATGCTGACCTGATTGTCGCTTCGCCGCCCTGCCAAGAGTTCAGCTACATGGCGATGCCGTGGAGCCGGGCCAAGCAGATCGCGCGGGCCTTGCGGGGGCAGGATGAGTTTCCCGAAGGTTATCGCGGCTCGCGCACCTTGGCGGAACTGACAGCCCTGTTCGACGCCTGTTTCCGCATCCAGCTGGAGGCCGACGAGATCCGGGCCGCGCGAGGTCAGCCGCCGATTCCGATGGTGGTCGAGAACGTGCGCGGTGCGATTCCATGGATCGGATCGGCGCGGGCCAACTATGGATCCTACTACCTTTGGGGCGACGTGCCGGCACTAATGCCCGCTGTGGTGGACGCCCGAAAAGTGCCTGGGTTCCGTTTCGATGGCTCCGGCCGGTCTTTCCAGACCGCGAGCGTTCACCGTCACCATGACGACGCCGGTCTCAAGCTCGGTGGGTCGTGGTTTCACGGCTATCAGCCTGGCGTTCAGGGGCCGAGGAACCATGGCTCGAACAGCAAGGCCCGCAAGGCCGCCAGTGCCAAGATCGCGAAGATCCCCATCACCCTCGGGTCGCATATCGCCCGCATCTATTTCCCCGATTTCGAAAAGGCCGCCTGACATGACCCAAGCCCCCACACCCGGCCCGCTGTCGGTCGGAAACCTGCACACCGCCATCATGGAGGCGCTGGCAGAGGACATTCAACGCCAACGCCCTGACGCCTTCCGCGAGGAAGACGAGAATGGCTTTGAGGGCGATCTCGTCATTCCGACCGGCGTGACTCCTGCGTCGGCTTACGCGGTCATCAACGTCAGCGAACTCGCCGAAGTCGTCCTGCCTATCGTCTCCCCCACCGCTCCGGTCGAAGCGAGCTGGTTGGATGAGATCGACCTGTATGATGACAAGGTGCAGACGGGCATTGCCTGGACCATGCGTCAGTGGGGTGAAACGCTCGGCCTGACGACATGGACGCAGGGGGACGGTTCGGAGAGCGTCGAGGGCGACGTGGGAGCCGAAATCCACACCATTCTGATCGACGCCGGTTTACGCGATCCAGAGACGAATGAAATGGCCGCCCTCCGCCCCCAACCGAGCGGAGAGACGCGGGAGGATCGCCTAAGCGCTGCACTCATCGCAATGGTCGAGCATTTCGAGCGCGTCGATGCCGCGCCGGAAGACAAAGCAGCCATTCAGGCGGCTTGTGAAGTCTGGGCTGGCGTCAAGCGTGACAAAGCCCTACCCGCCCGCCCCCTCGCCTTGGGAGGCCAGCACAGCGGCGGGGAGACAGAGCGGCAGCTTGAGCGCCTGCAAGCCGCATTCCCCAAAGCGGTAGAGAACGGGGTCGGACGCGGCATGACCAGCGCATCACACACCACCCCCGCCCGAGCCAAGGCTCCGTCCGAGGACGACGCCCGCCGTCGCCTGATCCAACGCATTGAGCAATGGGATGGCGAGATGGAATATGACGCCGAAGACATCGCGGCGCTGGCTGACGACATCCTGCACGAGTTCAATGGTGCGCCCGTAGTCGCCCGAGCCGAGGCCCTGGACGAAGGGGCGGCTACTGATGATCTGGTTGATCGGTTTGCGGTCGCTCTGAAAGCCAAGCTGCGTGCGGCTGGCGAGAAATATGGCTTTGACGACGCGTGGAAGGCCGATGATTGGCGCGACAAGCTGATCGAAGACCTATTGCGTCACATCCAGAAGGGCGACCCGCGCGATGTCGCCGCCTATTGCGCCTTTGCATGGCATCACGATTGGTCGCTGTCACCGAAACAGGACGATTTGCGCTCTGCGGCTTTCACTGACCGAGGGGCAGAAGATCGTTACGTCTCGCAGGACGAAGGGGCGGCGGGGAAGTGGCCCGAAGTCACGGACCAATGGGCCGAAACCTATTGCGACCTGACAGGCCAGAACCCGGACGGGGTGCAAGTCAGCTTCATTGGCGACGGTGCGGTTACTACGACCTTCCGCGACAAGGCCAAACGCCAAATCGAAGCGATGCTGTGTGCTGCACCCAAGGCTGCTGTCCGAGCTATTTCCGCCCACCCATCCCCGACCCCCGCCGCCGATGAAGACAGGGTGCGGATCGCGGTCGAGGCGATCAAGGCCGAGATTAATGCACCCCTGACGGGTCCAACGCATGGGGCATGGGACCGAGGACGCATTGCGGGTCTGAAAGAAGCCCTCGCCGCCCTGAAAACGGAGGGGAAGTAGATGGCCCGCCTCACGCTTCGACGCCTAAACGCGATGGACAACGCTCTGTCTGCGATGCTCGCGGGCGAGGACAACACGGGCGATTGGGACGAAGCTGTCACCCGCGACGATCTGGAAGCTGCCAGCGAATGGGTCAGCGCCCAGATAGCCAAGCGGGTAGCCGCCCTGAAAACGGAGGGGAAGTAGATGGCCGCTTCTGACTATTACGGCTGCGATCTGTGCGGCTCCAAGACGTTCTATGACGCGGAACTCGATTACGACTTTCCGACCGTCCCGCCATACGAACCCAAGCTGCCTGGCGTAGGTGCAATGAAGGTGATCTGCCTTCGGTGTGCAGACACGCACGAGGTCACAATCGCACTGAAATCGACCGCCGCGAAGGAAGGGGGAGCGCTGTGAAGGACTGCAAACACTGCCGTAACGGCTTTTTGGGGAACCGATTTGGTCAAGACGTGGAGTGCGTCAACGGCGTTTTGATCGACATTGACGAATACACCGAAGGCCATCAACGCGACCTCTGTTACCCCGTCGCGCCGTGCCATCCCGATTACGCCAAGCAGATCGCTGATCCCGACAACTTCGTGTCCGATTGCGACGATGTTCAGGAAAGGCTCTCGCGATGACCGCCCCCTCTAACGCGAACACGTCGGGGCTGGCCCCATGCCCGTTCTGTGGCGGTGAAGCCTGGTTGAACGACTACGAAGCCAAATACAGCGATTTGCCGCCCATGAGCCGCGCGCCTCAATGTCGGTCATGCGGAGCATCGCTTGGCTATTTGACGACCCCGGCGAAGGCGACAGAAGCGTGGAACCGTCGCGTCACCGCCGCATCCGCTACCGCAGCCGAAGCCCGAGCGGGTAGGCTGGCGAAGGCGTTGGTCATGCTTGGCGGCGAGAAAACGGAACAGAACCGCTCATACCCTAACAGCTATCGCGGCGGATTTGATGCAGCGACCGATCTTGCCGCCTCAATCGCCCGCGCCGCCCTACAGCAGGAGACACAGCCGTGAGCGATCCTGATGACTTCTACGATTATGAACCGGACGGCATTCCATGCCCCCGCTGTCAGGGCGACGGAACGGTTGACTGCCACTGCGGCGGCGACCTGTGCGTCTGCGCAAACTATGGCGAGCGCGATTGCCCGACCTGCCACGGCGAGGGCGAAGTCTCCGAAGAGCGCGAAGCCACATACTTCGAAAATCAGCGCGCGGCTTTCGAGGCGATGCAGCGCGTTTTCAAGGACACACCCCAATGACCCACCCCACCGATGCGCTGCGCCTGGTGCCTCATGAAAAGGTGCGAGAACTCGCCATGCAGCTTGCGAGGTCCATTGCCGGTCTAGGCTATCCTGTCGGCCTTGGCGTCGCTCCACCTGAAGACGTGTGCATGAAGGCGGCGCAGGGGATTTTTGACCTGTATTTGACAGCCGCCCCCGCATCGCCGCTGCCGGAAGGGGATGATCTCGCCGAGTTCGAGATCATCCAGAACGACCAGCCCGTTGCCTCCACGAGCGGTCCGAGGGACCGGGCCTCCGCCGACGCGAAGCATTACGCCGCTGTGTATGGTCAGGACGGCCCGGTCGAGGTGTTCGAGGTCATCCGCAAGCCGGTCCCCGAACTGACGACAGCCGCCCCGACAGGTGAACCGAAATGAGCGCGGTGTTCATCGATGACTTCTCAGACGGATGGTTCACTATCCAATCTGAAAGCGGAAAGCAGGGGTTCGACTTCGAGGACAGCGACCGCTTCGGCCCCAGCAAACTCGACACAAGGACGGGCGACGTGTCTCCCATTTCAGATCGTCATTGGTTCTGGCGCTTCTATCAGCCGTGGCGCGAGGTGGGCAGGCCCACTCAGGGCGAGCGGACGAGCCGCTATGGCGTCATCAAGGTCGCTGTTTGGCCGACCGCCTTCCTCGCCCGCAATGGGAAGGGGGAGGGATGAGCGCCGCAAACGACAACGGCGCCAAGATCGCCTATTCCTACAAGGAGGCTGTCGCCGCCACGGGGACCAGCCGGAACACCTTGTCGAAGATGGTCAGCGCCGGCGAGATTCAGGCGCGCCATCGCGGCCGACGGGTCTTCATTCCACGGGCCGAGCTGGAGAAGCATTTCGGCCCTATCGACAGCGCGGCTTAGGGCGCATTTTAGGGCGCCGATCCGAAGTGGCTCTGAAACGCCCGCCACGACTGACGGCTTCTAAACCCTCTCTGTCCGCCACCCCGTCCTCCGCTAACCGACAAGTCTGCGAGAGCAGGGAAATACCCTCGACATTGCGGCGCGTTACCGCCTGAGCTTCGCCCAGAGCGCGTCTCTGCGCGCCTGATCGCCACCCAACAACCGCATCATTCCCGCGCCAGTCTCCCGTTTCGAGAGGCCAGTCCAGTTTCGGCTGTTGCCTGTTTACAGGGAAAAACAGGGAAATCGGCTGCGTTCCAGAGCGATTGACTGCCAGGCGCCAACGGCCAGAAGCCCGGTAGACCGGGCTTCTATGGATGCTAGCGAGAACGAATTCCCGCTCAGATAACAGGGAAAGCTAATCAGCTGAACAGGGAGCCGATCCCCAGGATCAGGGAATTAAATCGGCGGCATCAGGCTCAGGCGGCGAACATCGCCCGCTGGTCGTCCCAGTCGAGGGGCAGGCCGCGATGCATGATGGCGTAGAGCGAAAGGCCCTCCGGCGCCGCGCCATCAAGGATCGACTGTTTCAGGTCCGGCGCGAGGAAGGCGACCCGGAGCATGCGCGACGCATAGGACTGGTTGAGGTTCTCCTCGGCGGCGATGGTCTCGAGCGTGACGCCCTCGCCAGCCAGGAGTCGTCGCTTCCAAGCTTCCGCACGCACCAGAGCGGAACTCAGCGCCGGATCGATAGACTGCCGGCTGATCGCCAAACCGCCGCCGGGACCGACCATGGCGATGCCGCCGCCGCGATTGAAGCGAAGCGGCAGACGCACCATTGGAGCGTCTGCGTCGCGCTCCAGCTGACCGAGCCGCAGCTTGCCCTGGGCGGTGACAACGTGTTCGCCGCAGCGGGCCGGATCCAGCCGCACGACCAGGTCATGGCGGTGGATCTCAACGCGGTCGATGAGATCGCGAACCCGCAGCCAGTCGTCGGCCTCGGCCGCGCTAGACAGCAGCGGCGCCACCGCTTCGCGTACCATCGACTCTATGATGGGAGCGGGGACCCGCTTGTGAACGCCGGCTTCATCAGGGCGACCGCGCTGGGCGACACCGGACACGTAGTAGCGATAGGTGGCGCCGCCCTTACGCGGCGCGCTGACCGGAGACATCAGGTGACCGACGCTGTCGTAGATGAGGCCGGTGAGCGGCGCGCCCCGATGCGGTGGTCGGGCCTTGCCCGGCTGGCGACGCCGCACGCTTTGATCCAACAGCGCCTGGGCGGCGTCGAATGTTGCCCGGTCGATGATAGCAGGATGCTGCCCCGGATAGACGGCCTCCTGGTGGGTTATCTCACCCACGTAGATGCGGTTCCGCAGCATCTGATAGAGCACCCCGCGAACGAGGGGCACGCCGCCCTGGGCTTCACCGGCTTTGTTGGTCCACCGTTTGGAGACGACGCCGCGCGCCTTCAGCTCAGGGATCAACTGGTTGACTGACTTGATGTCGAGGTAGCGGGCGAACATCCACCGCACCTGCTCGGCCTCTTCCGGGTTGATCGTCAGGGTGCGGCCGTCGGGGTCATAGCCAAACACCGGTCGCCCTCCCATCCATAAGCCCTTCTTCTTGGAGGCGGCGATCTTGTCGCGGATGCGTTCGCCGGTGACCTCGCGCTCGAACTGAGCGAAGGACAGGAGGACGTTCAGCGTCAGCCGGCCCATGGAGGTGGTAGTGTTGAAGGCCTGGGTGACGCTGACGAAGCTGGAGCCGCTCCGGTCCAGGACATCCACGATCTTGGAGAAGTCGGCCAGGGAACGGGTCAGCCGATCCACCTTATAGACCACGACCACATCGATCTTCTTGGCCTCGATGTCGGCCATAAGGCGCTGAAGCGCCGGGCGATCCAGGTTGCCGCCAGAATAGCCGCCGTCGTCGTAGATTTCAGGCAGCAGCGTCCAGCCTTCGCCTGCCTGGGACATCACATAGGCGGCGCAGGCGTCGCGCTGGGCATGCAGCGAGTTGTAGTCCTGTTCCAGGCCCTCTTCGGTGCTCTTGCGGGTGTAGATGGCGCAACGGATCGTCCGGTTCGGCAGCATCAAGCGGCGTCCTCACGCAGGCCGAAGAAGCGCGGGCCGTTCCACCGCGAGCCGGTAATCTGGCGGGCGATCGGCGACAGGCTGGTGAAGGTCTGGCCATTCCAGACGTAGCCGCCATCGATCACATCGACCTGGTGGCGCTCGCCTTTCCATTCGCGCTCCAGACGCGAGCCGGGCTTGAAGGCGGCGGTGCGAACCGCGGGCTTATAGCCGGCGCGATGACGACTGGCGGTCTTGGCCAGACGACGATCCAGATCTTCGTTTCGCCCATGGGCGCGCATCTGGATGCGCTCCGCTAGTACGTACCGCAGGACGTTGGCGGATCGGAGGGGCGGCGGCCCCTCCTCGAACTGTTCGCGCCAGATCGCACGGAGACCGTCGATGTTCTGATCTTCCAGCGATCGGATCAGCGCCTTGATCTCGCTCATTGGGCGCCGCTCGCCTCAACCAGGCGCCAGCGGCGGATATCGCCCGTCTTGGCGCTCGTGATGGCGAGGCCCTTCTTGCGAAGCGCGCCGGCCATGGCGCCGCGGACCGAATGCGCCTGCCAGCCGGTGGCGGCCGTCATCTCATCCATCGTCGCGCCATCCGGCGCTTTCAGAAGCGCGATCAGCTGATCGAGTTTGGTGACCTTGGGTGTCGGTTGCGCGGGTTTCGGCGCAGCTATTTTCGACTTGGGCATGGTGTTCCTCAGGGCTTGATCAGGGCGGAGCGCCCTACTGAGCCGAGCCCGGCTTGGCCGGGCGGAACGTGATCACTAGCGCTCCGATCGAAGCGCTAGTCCAGTGGATTCAGGCCGAAAATTTTCGTGACCGGAGCCCTTGTCGTCCGTGTCATCCTCTCCCATCTGATGCCCACGGCAATAGCCGAGCTGTCAGCGCACAGGGTCGACGACCCGGACAGAGCATTCAGCGACTTTCCCAAAACCAACGGCGTTCGCCGCACGTGCTTTTGCACGCGTTGGCGCCTGCCTAACGGAAGGAGAGCCGTTATGGTCTCTGCATCACCCGCGCCCATCGGCGCACCCGAACTGCCGTTCGACCTCCAACTCGTCATCGAGCATCTGCCCATCGCCAGCCTTGCGCCTGGCGGCCGCAGGCTGCGCCTGCACAAGAAGCAGGACATCGCCGCTCTGGCCAACGCCATCCGGACGTTCGGCTTCCTCGCGCCGGTGATCATCGACGGGGACAACAAGATCGTCTCCGGCAACGGTCGCATCGACGCCGCGCGCCAGCTCGGCATGACGCACGTGCCCTGCATCCGTGTCGTCCACCTCGATGCCGCCAAGCTGAAAGCCTTCCGGATCGCCGAGAACCAGCTCAGCCAGTTGGCGGGGTGGGACACCGAGGCGCTGGGCCTGGAGCTGAAAGAACTCTCCAACCTTAAGCTAGACTTCAGCCTGGAGGTGACGGGGTTTTCGGCGGCGAAGATCGACTCTCTCATTCTCGAAGGCGACGGCGGCGGCGAGAACGCCGACACTCTACCCGACCGCCCGGAGCAGCCGGTCAGCCGGCTGGGCGATCTCTGGCTCCTGGGCGATCACCGTCTTTATTGCGGTGACGCAACGGCGCCCAAGAGCTTCGAGGTGTTGCTGCAGGGCGATCAGGTCCGCACCGTCTTCACCGACCCGCCCTACAATGTGCCCGTTAGGGGTCACATCACGGGTTCAGGCCAGCACGGCGAGTTCGTCATGGCCTCCGGTGAAATGACGTCCGACGAGTTTGTCGGCTTCATGACGAACACCATGACCTGTGCAGCGATGCACCTGGTCCCTGGCGGCCTCCTTTACATTTGTATGGACTGGCGGGGCATGAGCACCATCCTGACCGCCGCCGCAACGGCTGGTCTGGAGTTGGTCAATCTGATCGTGTGGGACAAGACGGCCGGCGGCATGGGCAGCTTCTATCGCTCGCGCCACGAACTGATCTTCCTGTTCCGCAAGCCAGGCGCGTCGCATCTGAACCGGGTCGAACTGGGCAAGCACGGTCGCAACCGCGCCAACGTCTGGGCCTATGAAGGCGTCAATGGGTTCGGGGCTAAGAAGGCCAAAACCCGGGAAATGCATCCCACCGTCAAGCCGATGGCCTTGGTTAGGGATGCCCTGCTGGACAGCTCGGCCCGCGACGACGTCGTCCTGGACCTCTTCAGCGGCAGCGGGACCACGATCATCGCCGCCGAGCAGAGTCGGCGGCAGGGCAGGGCGACCGAGCTGGACCCGCGCTACGTCGATGTCGGGGTGATCCGGTGGCAGGACTACACCGGGCTCGAAGCACGCCTGGCGTCCACAGGGCAGACATTCCGAGAAGTTCGGGCGGAACGGCAGGCGGGTCCGGTCTTGGCCGTATCCAATGTCGATCAGCCCTCGTCCACGCCGGCGCTGCCGGCGGCCCGGGTGCGCACGCGCGTCCGCGCCTTGGCGGCGTAGGGAGGGTGAGCCATGTCCTCTTCCAAGAACGGGGTCGGCTATGGCCGACCCCCAATCGCCACCCGGTTCAAGCCTGGCCATTCCGGCAATCCCAAGGGGCGCCCCAAGGGCTCGAAGAATCTGATGACGCTCCTGGATCAGGCGCTGGATCAGAAGGTCGCGGGTACAATCAATGGCGTCCCCACACGCATTAGTCGGAGGGAGGCGGCGATGCTGCGGCTCGCCGACAAGGCGGCGGGAGGCGACCTCAAGGCGTTGTACCTGTTGTTCAAGCTCGATCGAGAAGCCAGGGGCGCATCCGGGGATGCCGGAGGGGCCGACACAGCCTCGAACGAAATCCCCTCGGCGTCCTACGACGAGATCGTCGCCAACTACTTGGCTGAGGTGCTGGCTTCGAGAGACGCAGCCGGGCAGCAGGAGGCCAGCGCATGAAGCCTCTACCCCTGCCGTCCATGGACATCGCCCACGTCCTGGCGCGAATCGAGTTCGTCGTGTTCGTCGAACTCGTCTTTCGCTATCTGAACCCCACCACGCCGTTTTCGCGGGCCTGGTATATCGAAGCCATGGCAAGCGCGCTGATGGACGTGGCGGATGGCTTCGAGCGTCGACTTCAGATCACCGTCCCGCCGCGGCACTTGAAGTCGATCATGGTCTCCGTGGCCTATCCGGCCTGGTTGCTGGGTCGTAAGCCGGAAACACGCATCATCTGCGCCAGCTACGGCCAGGACTTCGCCGCCATCCTGTCGCGCAGCTTTCGCAAGGTTATCCAATCGGATTGGTATGCGCAGATCTTCCCCGAGACCGCCTCGTCGATCATCCGCGACACTGAGGTCGATGTCGGCACGCGCCAAGGCGGCTATCGCTTCGCCACGGCCGTGGGGGGCACCGTCACGGGGATCGGGGCGGACCTGATCATCATCGACGACCTGATGAAGGCGCAGGACGCCGCCTCTGCCGAGTTGCGGGCGAAGGCCCAGCGCTTCGTCGATGAGGCCCTGATGACGCGCCTCGACAACAAGAAGACCGGCGCGGTCATCGCCATCCAGCAGCGCCTGCATGAGGACGATGTCTCCGCCCACCTGAGCGCCAAGGGCGCCTATCGGCATCTCAACCTACCCGCCATCGCGGTCACCGATGAGATCATTCCGCTATCGCGCGGACGCATCCACGTTCGACGGATCGGCGATATCTTGAACCCCGAGCGGGAGCCGCTAGAGGTGCTCGAGGAACTTCGGCGCGACATCGGCACGCGCGGGTTCGAAGCCCAGTATCAGCAGAACCCTTCGCCGCAGGAAGGCGATTACATTCGCTGGGAGAAGGTTCAGTTCTACGAGACGTTGCCGCCTCGAGAGCGTTTGGAAAAGGTGGTGCACAGCTGGGATCTGGCGTCTTCGTGCGAACCGAAGGCTGCTTACTCCGTCGGGTCGGTTTGGGGCTTTGACGGGGCCAGTTGGCTGTTGCTCGACGTGGTGCGGGTGCGCTTGACCTACCCGGACCTGTTGGATCGTGTACGGGCCGAGCGCGGCAGATGGCGGGCCGACGCCATCCTCGTCGAAAACGCCTCCGTGGGTCATGCCCTCGTACCGCAGCTGATGAAGGATTTTCGCGGGGAGGGGGAGCGTAGACATCACGCGGTTCAATGCCGGCCGTATGCGATCAAGCGGTGCTGTCATGTTAACTGAGCGAAGTCGAAAGATCCCTACCCTGCTCATTTTCAGACCACGGCCGCCTCCCACGCGGCATTCGCTTCAGCGCGAAAGCAACGAAGTGTGGGTCTGCTGATCAAATGGCGCTGGAAGTTGAAGGTGTTGTAGATCGCGGCGTGGGTGGTGAGAAATCTCTGGGCTGAGGCTTGGGATTTGAACCTCTGATGCTGCCGCTCCCGTCGTCGGATCGGCAGATGTGAGTTCTCAACGCGGTTGTTGTCACGAAGCCTGCCAGGGCGATGCAGATGGCGCAGTTCCAACTGATCGAGTGCCGCACAGTACGAGGCCAACCCGTCCGTCGTGATGGTTTCTGGCTCGACCGGTTGATTGCGCAAAAGACGTCTGATCAGCTTCAAAGCCGCCTCTGTGTCCCGCTGGCGCTGGACAACGACGTCTAAAACCTCGCCTTCGTCGTCGACTGCGCGCCACAGATACATGCGCCGTCCTCCGATCTTGCAGACCATTTCATCGAGATGCCAACGGCCTGTCGGAGGCACTCTCCGCTTCTTCAGCCGCCGTGCAATCAGAGGACCGAACTTGATCGTCCAGCACCGGATCGTTTCGTAGCTGACGTCAATTCCGCGTTGCGCCATCAGTTCCTCGACGTCGCGGAAGCTAAGATTGAAGCGAAAGTACAACCACACGGCATGACGGATCACTTCGCCTGGAAAGCGGTGTCGCTTAAACGATAGCGGTTTCATAAAACACCTTCTCCACCAATGGCTTGCAGCCTTCGAAGTGGAGCACCTTTATCGTTAGACTGACAGCACCCTGGTGCCCGGGAAGCAGCTGTTCGCTGGGCGGGCCCGGCATATTGGAGCAGAGCCAGACCGAGACCGGTCTGGAGGGCCGGTGGGAGCAGCCGCTGCGGGGAGGCGCGCTGAGCGCCGGATTCCAACTCGCCTACATCGAAGGCGAAAAGGGGCAGCCTTACAGCGCGGCCTTTCGTCACGTCAGCACGAACGCCTATCCGGTCATCCCGAACGAGATCAATCCGAACACCGTCTGCGCCGATCCTGCTGAGGAAGCGGCGGGCACCTGCGTGAACGGGCGCTACGCCCTGGCCCAGCGCAACGACACGACGGCCTTCCACACCAGGAGAGACCTGACCAGTACCGGACTGTGGGCCGAGTACGAGACGGACTGGCGCGGCTTCATGGTTCGAGCCGGGCTGCGCTATGACTATGAAACCTTCCTGGGCAATCACAACCTCGCGCCGCGCCTGTCGATCAGCCGGGATCTGCCGTGGAACCTGAACCTGACGGTCGGGGCGAACCGATATTACGGCCGCAGCTTCCTGGGTTACGCCCTGCGCGAGGACTATCCCGGCAACCGCATCTATCAACGCCGGCCCACCATCGTCGGGACCCAGCGAATCTGGTCGAACAACTGGTATCTGACCAGCCATTCCGAGACGGCGGGATATTCGAACGCCAATCTGGCGACGCCCTATTCGGACGAGCTGACCGCGGTGCTGGCGGGCAGGGTCCCGCTGGTCGGTGGCGACTTCCGCCTGAAGGGGATCATGAGGAGCGGCGAGGACCAGTTCGCCAGTTCGCGTGCGACCAGCCAGGTCTATGACCGCGAGACGGGCGGAACCTCGACGCGCCAAATCTATACGATCACCAATGACGGCTCGACCCGGTACAAGGGGCTGTCGCTGGAGTATGTCCGTCAGCTGGGCGGCCATCACGCGATCACCCTCAGCGCCAATGTCTCGCACACCTCGTCCTCCAACATCAGCTATTTCGATCTGGCGGATGACACCGAGTACGACCAGACCCTGGTCTATTACAAAGGCGAGATCAGGCCGCTGCTGGAGGTGACGGCGGACAACCAACTGGCCGACTATGCGGCGCCGTTGCTGCTGAACGCGGACTGGGACGCCAACTGGTTCGGGGGGCGGCTGCGGACCAACGTCAACGCGCGCTGGCGGGACGGCTTCGAGCGGATAGAAGGCACGGGCGCCAAGATCACGGTCGGGGGCGTGCGCTACGATGTGTTCGACACGGTGAAATTCGCCTCCTCGTTCAGCGCCAATCTGTCCGCCTCACTGGAGCTGGCGCGCACCGCATGGGGCACGGCGCTGCTGGATGTTCGGGTCAACAACCTGTTCAACGACATCCTGGAACAGGATTACACCAGCACGTCGCAACCCTACCAGATGGGGCGCAACACCTGGATTTCGCTGAAGTATCGATATTGAGCGCCATCCGAGACAGTCTGATCGTCCTCGCCGCGACGGGCTTGATGTTCGCGGCGGCCGGGGTGGCGATGTCGCGGGTCCAGGCGCCGGCGACGATCGGCGAACTGCGCCTGGCCTATCAGGGCGCGCCCGAGACCTGGCCGCGGCCGATGCTGGAGCCGGGCGCGGCCTTCACGGAGTTCGGCCCCTTGCCGCCCGCGCCGTCGCCGCCGGACAATCCGACCACGCCGGAAAAGGTCGCCCTAGGCGCGCGTCTTTTCGAGGACCCGAAGCTGTCGCGGTCGGGCCAGATCGCCTGCGCCTCCTGTCATCTGCAAGAACTGGGCTTCGCCGACGGTCTACGGACCTCGTTCGGCCATGACCGCCAGCGGGGGCCGCGCAATGCGCCCTCGGTCGCCGTGGCGGCGTGGATGGACAGCCTGTTCTGGGACGGCCGCAGCAAGACCCTCGAAGCGCAGAGCCTGCACCCCTTGGTCGATCCGCTGGAGATGGCGGGGTCGCTGGACGCGGTGCGCGGCCAGGTGGCGGCGGAGGCGGCCTATGGCCCGCTGTTCGCGGCCGCCTTTGGCGATCCGGAAGTGACCATGCCGCGCGTCGCCCAGGCGCTGGCCGCCTTCCAGAGATCCCTGAAGCCGGCGAGCGGTCGCTGGCGTCGGTTCATCAATGGCGATCGCGCGGCGCTGACCGACCAGCAACTGCGCGGCCTGCACCTGTTCCGAACCAAGGCCGGTTGCGCCAACTGCCACAATGGCCCGTTGTTCTCCGACCAGAAGTTCCACAATCTCGGCCTTCATTTCTATGGACGGGAGCTGGAAGATCTGGGGCGATACCAGGTGACAGGTCGGCCCGAGGACGTCGGCGCGTTCCGCACCCCCAGCCTGCTGGGCGTTCGAAAGACCGCGCCCTACATGCACAACGGTCTGTTCAGCGAACTGGACAATGTTCTGCGGTTCTACAATGCGGGCGGCGCCAATCCTCGCCCCAGGCCCGATCAAGCGGACGATCCGCTGTTCCCGAAAACCGATCCCCTGCTGCGCCGCCGCGAACTGACGGCGGAAGAGCGCGAGGATGTGGCGGCCTTCCTGGGAACGCTCTGACGAACGGAAACGGCGCCAGCCGTTTTGTCCTAGTCGGGGAGCGGACTCCTGCTTTGTCCCAATAGGTATTGTCCGCACCAAATCACGTTGCTTCGAGCCGCCTTTTTCAACGAGATCGGCGTTTAGTGGAAATCCCGAGATCCCGGCAGGATACGTACGTCGCGGGGGTGTCGATGCGGCGGTTGTCGGGACGGTTGCGGGTGGGCGATGATGTCGGCGCGGGCCAGTTGGATGTCGGTTTCGTGGTCTTGCGACAAGCGCGACAGTTCGGCGCTGCGGTCGATGACACGGCGGGCGACGACGTGGACGACGCCTTCGGGGCTTTTCTCGACCACGCCCTCGACCTGCATCAGGCGGGCGCCCATGATCTCGCGGCGGAACTGATCAAGCATCCGCGTCCAGAGAACGACATTGGTGATGCCGGTCTCGTCCTCCAGGGTGACGAAGACGGCGTTGCCCTTGCCCGGTCGCTGACGCACCAGAACCACGCCGGCGACCTGTATTAGGGAACCGCCGCGCTTGGCCTCGGTGGCGGCGCAGGTCAGCACCGATTCGGCGGCGAAGACGGGACGCAGAATGGCCATGGGATGGGCCTTCAGCGACAGGCGCGCCGTCTGATAGTCGGCAGCGACATGTTCGCCCAGCGGCATCAAGGGCAGATGGGCGTCGGGCTCCGCGCCCAGTTCGCGGGCGCCGCGCTCGCGCGCCTCGGCGGCGGCGAACAGGGGCAGGGGATCGTCATCGGGCAGGCGGCGCACCGCCCACAGGGCCTCGCGCCGGTCCTGGCCCAATGAGCGGAAGGCGTCGGCGTCGGCCAGTTTGCGCATGGCTGCGGCGGGCAATTCGGCGCGCCTCGCCAGGGTTTCGATATCGGCGAAGGGCGCCGCGGCTCGCGCCGCCGACAGAGCCTTGGCCCAATCCTCCTTGAAGCCGTCGATCTGGCGCAAACCCAGACGCAGAACGGGGGCGGCTGCGGGGCCTTCCAGGCTGTTGTCCCAATCGCTGTGTGAGACGTCGATGGGGCGCACCTCGACCCCGCCGACCTCCTGCGCCTCGCGCACGATCTGGGCGGGGGCGTAGAAGCCCATGGGCTGGCTGTTCAGCAGGGCGCAGGCGAAGGCCGCCGGGTGGCGATGCTTGATCCATGAAGAGACATAGACCAGCCGGGCGAAACTGGCGGCGTGGCTTTCGGGAAAGCCGTAGGAGCCGAAGCCCTTGATCTGTTCGAAGCAGCGCCGCGCGAAGTCAGGATCATAGCCGCGCGCGATCATCCGCCCGACCATGCGGTCCTCATAGGTATGCAGGGTCCCGTCGCCCCGGAACGTGCCCATGGCCTTGCGCAGGCCGTTGGCCTCGGCGTCAGAGAAGCGGGCGGCGACCATGGCGACCTTCATCGCCTGCTCCTGGAACAGGGGCACGCCCAGGGTCCGGTGCAGCACCTGCTCCAGCTCGTCAGGCGGACCATAAAGGCGGCCGGGCGGAGGATAGTGAACCTCTTCCACGCCGTTGCGGCGGCGCAGATAGGGGTGGACCATGTCCCCCTGGATCGGGCCGGGACGAACGATGGCGACCTGGATCACCAGATCATAGAACTCTCGCGGCCTCAGCCGGGGCAGCATGTTGATCTGGGCGCGGCTCTCGACCTGGAAGACGCCGATGGACTGACCTCGGCACAGCATGTCGTAGACCTCGGGCTCTTCGGGCGGGACTGAGGCGAGGTCGTGCTCGACGCCCGAATGGACCTTCATCAGATCGAAGGCCTTACGGATGCAGGTCAGCATCCCAAGAGCCAGGACGTCGACCTTCATCAGGCCCAGGGCGTCGATGTCGTCCTTGTCCCACTCGATGAAGGTGCGATCCGGCATGGCGGCGTTGCCGATGGGGACGGTCTCGTCCAATCGTCCCTGGGTCAGGACGAAGCCGCCGACGTGTTGGGACAGGTGACGCGGGAAGCCGAGCAAGCGCGTCGCCATGCGCACGGCGCGGTCGACCATCGGATTGGCGGCGTCCAGACCGGCCTGTTCGATCTGGCGTCTACTGATCTCGGAGCCCCAACTGCCCCACTGGGTCGAGGCCAGGCGCGCGGTGACATCCTCGGTCAGGCCCAGGACCTTGCCGACTTCGCGGATAGCGCTGCGGGGGCGATAGCGGATGACGGTGGCGGCGATGCCGGCGCGATGGCGGCCATAGCGATCATAGACGTATTGGATGATCTCCTCGCGCCGCTCGTGCTCGAAGTCCACGTCGATGTCGGGCGGCTCGTCGCGGTTGGAGGACAGGAACCGCTCGAACAACAGGTCGTGGCGGGCCGGATCGACGCTGGTGATCCCCAGGACGTAGCAGACCGCCGAGTTGGCGGCTGATCCGCGTCCCTGGCACAGGATGCCCTTGTCCTCGGCCGTGCGAACGATGTCGTGGATGGTCAGGAAATAGGGAGCCAGGCTGCGATCGGCGATGAAGGCCAGCTCCTTCGCAAGCAGGGCCGTGACCTTGGTCGACGCGCCGTCCGGATAACGGAGGAGGGTGCGGCGACGCACTAGTTCTTCCAGCCAGCCCTGAGGTGTTTCGCCCGGCGGCACGGGTTCCTCGGGGTATTCATACTTCAGATCGCTCAGATCGAAGGTCGCGCGCGACAGGAAGGCGGTCGTCTCGGCCACCGCCTCAGGCGCGTCTTTGAACAGGCGGGCCATTTCGTTCCCGGGTTTCAGCCAGCGTTCGGCGTTGGCCTCCAGCCGACAGCCGGCGGTTTCGATGGTCGCGCCCTCACGGATGCAGGTCAGGACGTCCTGAAGATCTCGGTCTTCGGGGGCGGCGTAGAGGACGTCGTTCAGCGCCAGCAGGGGAACGTCTGCTCGCTCCGCCATGGCCTTGAGCCGCGCCAGCCGGCGCCGGTCGCCGCCGCGCCTGTGCAGGACGGCGCCCAGCCAGACGGCGCCGGGCGACGCCGCGTTCATGCGGGTCAGAGTTTCCTCCAGCCCTGTCAGCCGATCCGGGGGGACGAGGATCAGCAGCAGGTCTTCAGGATCGGCCAGCAGGTCGCGCAGCCCGATCGCGCATTCGCCCTTCCTGGCGCGGCGATTGCCCAGTGTCAGCAGGCGCGTCAGTCGGCCCCAGCCCGACCGCGTCTCCGGATAGGCGATGACGTCGGGCGTCCCGTCGTTGAAGATCAGCCGCGTTCCGGTCAGCAGGCGGAAGTCCGCCGCGCGCTGTTTCACCTCTTCGGACAGGGCCGGATCGTTCAGCGGGTCCTCGACGAAGGCGATCTCGCCGGGACTGCCGCCGTCGCGCATCCTGTCCGGCGGCGCCAGACCTTCGACGCGAAGCGTCTTCAGCGCGCTCCAGGCCCGCACCACGCCCGCCATGGTGTTGCGGTCCGCCAGCCCCAGCCCGGCGTGACCGCGCAGAATCGCCGTCAGCACCAGGTCCTTGGGATGCGAGGCGCCGCGCAGGAAGGAGAAGTTGCTGGTCGCCGCCAGTTCGGCATAGGCGTCGCCAGGATTCAGGGCGTTCAGGGTCGCGCTCATGCGAACAGGCCGTGGATGAACCAGCGCGGCTCCGACGTCTCGCCATAGAGACCCTGGCGGAACAGCCAGAAACGGCGGCCGTCCCGGTCTTCGACCCGGTAATAGTCGCGGGTGCGCTGACCCGGCGCGCGCCACCATTCGCCGCTGATCCGCTCGGGCCCTTCGGCGCGTGTCACCTCGTGCAGGACGCGCCGCCAGCGGAACTTCAGGGGGTAGCCGTCGGGGACTTCGGCCAGGGTTTCGACCGGCTGGGGCGGGTCGAACATCTGCAGCGGCCGCAGGGGCGGATCGTCGGGATCGAGATCGGGCCAGGTCTCGTCGCCATGACGGGCGCCGGCCGGAACCAGCCGCGCGGCGCGCTCTGGAATGTGCGAGGCGAAAGGCTCGAAGCGCAGCACGGCCTCCGGTCCCAGACGCGCGGTCAACCGGTCGATCAGGCGGATGAAAGCCTCCTCGCCGGGGGTTTCGCGCTCCAGTCCCTGCTGGGTCGGCGCCAAAGCCTGGGTCCAGGGCACGGACATCCGCATCTGATCGAAGCCGAAGCCGGGGTCCAGCGGGGCGGCCAGGGCCGCCATCCGCTCGCGAAACAGCCGCAAGGTCGCGGAGACGTCGCGGGTTGGACGGCCGGTGCGGACGACGATCCGGCGCATCTCTCCGTCCACGCGATAAAAGCCCGCCTCGAAAGCGCGACCGCCCAGCCCCGTCTGATCCAGCCGGTCCATGGTCTCGATCAGCAGGTCGGACAGAACCCGTTCGATGTCTTCAGGCGCGGAGATCGGCTCGAAGAAGACGCGGTCGACGACAACGGACGCGGGCGGACGATGCGGGGTGATGCGCATGTCCTCGTCGCCCAGAACCCGCGCCAGTCGGGTCGGGAAGTCGGCGCCGAACCGAGCGGCTAGAGGCGCGCGAGACCGGTCGTCCAGGTCGCCCAGTCGCTTCAGGCCCAGGCGACGCAGGGCCTCGTCCTCCTTGTCCGAAAGCTCCAGGGCGGCGACGGGCAGGCGCCGCGCGGCGACGCGATCCTGGCCGGGCTCGAACCGGCCGCCAGGTCCGAAGCGGGCGAGGACGCGGGCGATCTGGGGCGTGCCGGCCAGTGCGCATCGTGTCTGAAGTCCGGCGCGTTCGGACCGCGCCTGGACCGTCTGCATCAGGCTCGTTTCTCCACCGAACAGATGGGCGCAGCCGGTCACGTCCAGCATCAGCCCGTGCGGTGGATCGAGCGCGATCATGGGGGTGAAGCGGCCGAAATCCTCCAGCACCCGCATCAACAGGGCCTCGTCCAGGTCCGGCCGATGGGCCACGACGCGCAGGGCGGAAGTTCGCGCTTGCGCGTCGGCCAGGGGCAGGCCCGGCGCCAGCCCCGCTCGCCCCGCCGCCGTATCAACGGCGCCCGGCCGTCGCGCGCC